TAAAAGCCTGATCCTCCAAATACCTTTAAATTGTCTTTGTAAGAATCAAAACCTTCAGAACCCTTTTCGTAAACTTCTCTAGAGTCCCCTTCTCCAACTACAACGTCAAAATCGTTAAATCCAACCTCCCAAGAAGTGGAAAAAGCTTGGTAGTAAGGACTTTCCTTGTCGGAACTTTGCGAAATAACATCAGACAATTCAGGGAAAACGTGTTTGTATATCACTGCCGCCGCCGTAATATAAAAAGGCTCTTTTCTGTCTATAAAATCCGTAATGTCTCTTTCAAAAAAGTCAGGCTGTTTATCTGAAAAACTTGCATTAATGATATGACCAACAATATCTGTTTTGTGATGCTCTAGGTTAATCGGCCTATGAATAAAGTTCTTAACCATTTTTGCCGCAGAGATGGAATCTATGCCATCTCCATTTGCATTAAAAGAGTTTACAACGGCCAAGTTAAAAACCACAGGAAGTATATCAACTCCCTTCTCCATGTCAACATTTTCAGGAATTAAAGAAGAGGCTTCTGAAATTAAGGAAGCCCTTGAAATGCCTAATGCCTTTAGTTCTGGATCGTTTAAAACTTTTAGGTCGCCAACAAATTGTGCTTTACTCATCTTTAAAGTTGTCAGAATGGTAAAGTATGGCCGCACTATAGTCATCAAGACCGTGTTCTGCTGCTATACTCAATACTCCATCGCTTACACCCAAATTTAATAAAGCGGAATTATCATCAATGATCTCTAAAATTTTAGAATCCCAATCTTTAGATTCGCAATCGCAAGCGATTGAAGAACAAATATCGGAAATTAATTTCTTCTGATCTTTGTTTAATCTTTTGATACCTGATTTTTTTCTATATTCTGCTTGAGCTTTAGATTCAAAATCATTTAAACGCTTGATTGTGTTCTTAATCCCGTTGAGAGAAAACTTTGAAGATGCCGTTCCCATTGGCCTTCCTCCAGTTGGCGCACTGACAGTTGTTTTCTCCTTTGTTCCAGTTGGTTGAAGCTCTTCCTCCGCAGATTCGTTTTCTGTGTCAAAAAGAGTCTGACTTAAAACCATAGGTAAATAATGTCCTTTTTCTCTTTCTTTAAGATACTTTTCTTGAGCTTCCGTCATTTCTTCAGCTTCTGGAAATCTTCCTTTGTTGATAACGTCCATTCCTTGCTCTGGAGCGATAATGCCTAATTCCATCATTCTCGTTGCAAGTTTTTGAAGGTCTTCATTTGTGATTGTGTCCTTTTTGACAAAAGCTGCGGTAGGTGGATTTCTAAATCCAGCACTCTTACAAACTTTATTAATATTCTTTTGCAAAAAGTCTCTTAAAAACCTTTCTCTAACTTCACTCAATCTTTCAAAGAATATCTTTAATTTTAATTCAGTATCGGCGTATTTGCTTTCGCCCAATAAGATATTAGAAAGCCCCTCTTCAATATCTCTGTTTAATACTTCGTATTTTTCCTTGCCCATCACCTTTTTTAAATCAGGCATGACAAAATCTGCTTTTGTAGTGTGATCAGAAACAAGCACTCGACCCACACTCTTGTTTTCAAAAATGGACTGCATTGCAGCTATGTTCTTATGGTTTACGCCTCCCTTGTCGGGTTCTGCGCCCATAGTCACCAACAAAATAACATTCTCAATAGACCTTATGATTGCTTGGTCAACCTTTTTAAGTTCTTGCTTTTTATTTATGTCGTCCAAAACAGAAAAGCCCATAGGAACAGCAAGAGGTTCATAATCTTGCTTTTTGTAAAAAACCGGATGAATCAAATCAAACTCAAGAGGTAATAGTATTTCTTTTTTTGTAGAGAAAGCAGAGTCTGCCTTTAATTGCTTCTGAACATCTTCTGGAAGGCCTTCGAACATTTTTTTAGCCTCTTCTGTTTTTCGCTCCTTGAGTCTCGTAATCTCGAAAGGAGTAAGAGCCTTCGCGTAAGAAAAATCTCCGAATCTTAGCTGGTCATTAACAACTATGTCGGCAGGATTTAAAAGAAGATACTTGACGGGAATATCCTTTTTTTCGGCTGCGCTAGAGATCGCAAACCTTCTTACGCTGCTTTTCGTTAATTTTCCTCTAAGCTCATAAAGAAAAACATTACCAGAACGAAAGTATTCTCTAAAAAATTGGTCTTTTAAATCATACAAGTTAATGACTTTAAGCCACGCCTCTACAAATTTACGACTGGATTTGTCTCCCCCTTTTAAGTAGACCTCTGTATTGGCAAATTCAGAAAGCAAGTCAAGCGTGTATTTGAATACAGGAATATTAAAATAAGCCTTTTGAGTTAAAACAATTGCGTCTTTAATACTTACATACTCGCCAGTGTAATCGTATGGAAGAATCCCTTCTTGGATATTAGTGAATTTATCTCGTATTCTTCCAGACGTAACTCTATTAGTTCTCGATTTAGTTCTTTCGTTGGGAGATGACAACCTATTTGCTTTAGATTCTTCAAAAGAAATCAAAGGCTCTCCCATCATTTGAGGTTCAAAAGTCGATTCTTGAGAATTTTCCGACTTTGATTTTGACATTCCAAGAGACTTTTCAGCCCAGTATGCTTGGTTCTTCTTAGTATACTTGCGCGGCATATTGAATTTTACACTATTTGTTGATTTTTCGAAAAAAATGTTTGACAATTCACATTTTCAATCAAATTATAACAACCAGCGTCTTTTAATTAAATAGCAAATGGCGTAAATGTGGCAGAAGGAACGTCTTCTGGCTGCGCGTAAAAAGAGTCAAAATATATTTTTGCCATCCAATTCCCCAAAACAAGCGCAGAATAATTATCCCTTCTTGGCTTATTCGGCCCCGTCTGTCTACTCATGTGAGGCGGCAGTCTAAAAGTTTGAGAGCCTTGAGGATTAGTAACAACTTCAATATTCGCGCATTGCTGTTTTGTTTGTTCTATTTTAGAAACTTGGTGGTCTAAAAAATCTATCTTCTTTCCTTTTGCGCTTTCTGGAGGTCTAGCTTTATCCCACTTTAATTTATCTATTGGAATTTGTTTGTCCCTTTGCGCGACAAAAGCTTCATCAATAGCAGGGCAAGCGAACCAAATCCTTTTGTGATCTATATTGGTTTGCAAAAGCTCGTTAGCTTGCCTGTTCCAATTCGAAGTAGGCTTTCTTAAATAACAAAAATTGTATTGAGAAGGCTTTAGTGAGTTTTTGAACTTCATTAAGTCCTTGTGGTATTCTTCTGGCTTGTCAAATTCATTGTCTATTTCTAAAACTCCAAGATTAATTCCATCTTTTTTAAATAATTCGCTTTCATTACAGGCAGAAATGAACTGAACGCCTCCAGCATAGTCCAAGCAAACTGCTTGAACATTAAAATGGGTGATTAAATAATGAAAATAAGCAATGTGTTTTTTTAATCCTGTTCCTGACAGTCCGTAAGCATGGACAAGGCAAGCTTTTTGTTCTTCTTTATTTAGTTTAAACACCTCCATCGCGAAATCATCTGATCCGCTGTCTTCAGACCAAGAAGGGTCAATAGAAACTATGTATTCATCAGACGGATTACCTGCTATTTCCACATGAGGATTACTCCCATCAGGAACTGTGCAAGCCGCCATTTTAGAAAGTTTAAAATAAGAATCTGATTCAGAAACAAATTGGCCCCCATACTCTTTTTTGAAAATGGATTCAGACATTGTATTTTTAGCGATTGCTAATTGGTTTTTGTCATAAAGAGATTTTGGGGCGCAGTCATAACTTAACTGGAAGATTATCTTGTAAGCATCTGTGCCAAATTCTTCATCAAGAGCCTTGTCTCTAATGTCTACGCCTAGAATAGAATCTCTATACTGGCAGTAAAGCTCATACATATACTCAAAAGTATAAGATGGAGAAGAAAGTAGGATCAACTTGTTGTCAGTCCATTTATACCTTTCAGCCTCTGTCATTTCTCCCTTTTCAATAAGGGAGTCTTCAAGCTCTCTTAAATCATCTCTTTCTGTAGGGTTGTCAATAACGCCCAAGAACGGCAAGATAACTTCTTGAAATATATTCTTTGATATGTTCAAAAATTCGTCCAATAATAAAATTTGGAATCTGAATCCCCTAAGTCTTGAGCCATCGGCAAGTGGAAGTGCGGTAGCTCTTGACGAGCCACAGGTAACAACCCACTGATCTGTGCCTCTACTGAAAGAAAACAAATCTTTTACCAAAACAGCGGCTGGTTTATTTAAAATATCTTGGGCTTTTTGTAAAATAAATTTCGCTTGTCTGAAGCTAGACGAAAGGACTCCGATTTGAACTCCTTGCCTAAATATCAATTGCAAAATAACATAAATAGCCGCAGACCACGTTTTTGACATACCCCTAGACAGCACGAACATTGAAAAATCTCCAATCATCATTGATTTAATGAGCATCTCCTGAAATGGGAAAAGTTTCATTCCAATGAATAATTCAGAGGCGTAACCTATATTGTTCCTTAAAAATTTAAACAACAAAATAGCAGCTTCATCTTCTGGAATGAAACCTTCTATTTCTCTAATCTCGTCGTTGATCTTTCTAGCCGAAAAATCAAACTTCTCAGCTTGTATTCCTTTAGTCCACATTTGATAAATAATATTGCAAATCGCATTCAGTAGCTTCTTTGCCAAAAAACAGAATCCTTTGTGCAAGTTCAGAAGCGCGATCTCTCCCCTTACAAAAGACTATTTGAAAATTGGTTGCGTATTCAATTAAAAGGTTTCTTGCGTTGTGAAAGGCGTATGACAAATTTGGTCTTTTACCCTTTTTTAAAGAGTTTACATGATTTTCGACATCTAACAAAGAACCCTCTACAACCATGACAATATAAGAATTGAATTGTTTAGCCCTATCAAGTTCTTTTTTAAACCGCTCATATCCAGAACTTAGAGACGAAGCAAAGTCTCCCAAGGCCTTCCTTTCAATAAAGACTTTTGAGTAAAAGTCTCCAGCAGCAGTATAATCTCCAAAGTCTAATTTGTTAACCATACTG